GTATTTGGAAGATTTTTCAAATAGTAAACCAGACGATACGCAGATTCGTGAACAAAGTTATCTCAGTTTGCAAAATTTGCGTAAATTACGTCAGGAAATTTCTACACTTGTAACTGATGGCAAAATAGCCTCAGCACAAATAGATAATCTTAACAAAAAAGGATAAAAATTATGGCAGACACCAATCCACAAACTGGAAGTGAAACCTCGGTTTTGTCTCAAAGTGAGGCAACAAACCTACTCTTAAACAACCCAGAACCATTGAAAAATGATAATTCTACGTCTAGTAAAGAGTTAAATAATGAGCAACCAACTGTTGAAGAACAAGAGGTTGAGCAAACACCTGAAACAGAATCTGAAGAAACGCAAGAATTTGAGGAGACTGAACAAGAAGAATCAGAAAATCAATTAGATACTGAAGATGATAATTTACCTGAACCTGAAATGCACACCATTAATGTTAATGGTCAAAGCATTAAAGTAACAACAGATGAATTAAAAAATTCGTATTTAAGAAATGCTGATTACACCCGCAAAACTCAGGCAGTTGCGGAACAAAGAAAAGCACTAGAGGAACTGCATAAGCAGACTCAGGCTAACGAGCAACAACTTTTAAATGAATTAGATGTTATTGAACAATTTGTCAAACCAATTCAACCTGATACTTCTTTGATAGATACAAACCCATCAGAGTATGTACGTCAAAAAGAAATGTCGGAAAACCAACAAAAGGCTATTCAGGAAATTAGACAAAGAAAACTTGAAATACAAAAAAAACAACAACAAGATATTATTAAACAACAGCAAGATTTAGCATTACAAAATCATGCAGAAATTCTTGAATTAATACCATCTTGGAACAATCCAAAAGTAGCAAAACAAGAAGTCGGTCAAATTGAGACGTATCTTTCCAATAATGGTTTTTCACGACAAGAAATTGCCACGGCAGTTAGTGCCAAAGCTATTAACATTGTGAGAAAAGCTATGTTTTGGGATAATGCAAACTCAAAAAAAGATATTATCAAAAAGAAAGTTGTTAAAGCACCAAAGATGGCAAAGGGTAGTACCCCTAAATCACGTGGTGAAGTCAATAGCACTAAAAAAGCTCAATTATTTAACAAACTCAGTAAATCTGGCAAAACCAGAGATGCTGTTGAATACTTACTAAACAAATAATAATAATTTTAAAAAAAAGGAAAAAAAATGGCAGTATTTAAAACAAGCGATGCTGTGGGAGAAAGAGAAGACCTTTCTGACGTGATCACACGTATAGATCCAGACACGACCCCAATATATTCCAATCTTGAAAAAATTGGAACAAAAGGCATCATTCATCAATGGCAAGTGCAAGAATTAGCAAGTGCGGTTGATAACAATGCACAAGCAGAGGGCAGTGATTATTCATATGCTAACCCCACTGCTACTTCGATCTTCACCAATGTTCACCAGATTTTTATTCAAGCAGGTTCAGTTTCTGGAACTCTTGATGTGGTTGACAAAGCAGGAAGAGATAGAGAAACAGCTTACGTCAAAGTCTTAAAAGGCATTGAGCAAAGACGTGATATTGAAAAAACTCTATGTGCAAGTGTAGCTAAATCAACGAGTAGTCCACGAAAGTTCGGGACTTTAGAAACTTGGATTACGAATGTATCTAGTGGATCTGGAAGTACCGATGCAACGGGCGATGGTTCTGACGTTAGAACTGATGCAGGTTCAAGAGCCTTAACGTTGGCTCAAATTGAAACAGCGATGCAGGGGGCATACTCTGATGGCGGACAACCAGATATTATGGTAGTTTCACCATCAAAGAAAGCAACGTTTAGTGCATTAAGTTCGGGTTCAGTTGCAACAAACCAAATCCAAATGACAGCCTCAGCACCTCAAGATGCAGTCATTATTGGTTCAGTATCAATATTCTTAACAGATTTTGGTACATTGAATGTTGTAATTGACAGACATATGCAAGATGACAGAGTGTATTTATTAGACTCTGAATATGCAAAAATGGGTGCATTACCTAATCGTAGTTTCGCATCTTCGGATGTAGCACCTACGGGCGATGCAACTAAGTTTGCGATTGTGTCTGAAATGACACTCGTTGTCACCGCACCAAAAGCTCATGCGGCAGTTTACGACCTAAGTTAGACTAAAATAGGGGGGTGTGAAAAGCACCCCCTTTATTTATTATGAAAAAAGTAATCAGCAAAACAAAAGATAAAGAAGTAGTCATAAAAGAAGAGGCGGGAGAAACTGTTATTGAGGAAACTCAAAACGTTGATCATATTCTTGATTATAATAAAAGACAGCAAAATGATTATGTTAAAGGTTCTTTGATTGGTAATACACAAAAACATCAACAACACGTGGCGGAAATACCCGTTACTATTTATTATCAATTATTAAAAAAATTTGGACATCCTAATAAAAACCTAAAGGCTTGGAAGAAATATCTTAACGATCCAGATAACAGATATTTACGCACGGGCGGAGGTAAATTATAAATGGCACTTGGTACATATAGTGATTTAAAAACAACAGTTGCTAACTTTCTAAACAGATCAGATTTGACAAGTTCAATGGATGATTTTATAGACCTCACAGAGGCACGTTTAAGCAGGGAGTTATACACACGATTTCAACATGATAGAGTTACAGCATCAACTACAAGCGGAGATGCGTTTATATCATTACCGACTGATTTACGTCAAATAGAAACAATACGTATCAATTCATCACCAAGAAAAGTTTTAAAATATTACAGTCCAGATTCATTAGACAGTAATTTTACCAGTTCTGAAAATGGTACACCTGAAGGATATACAATCGTTGGACAAGAAATAAAACTTGCCCCAACACCTGATTCAGTTTTGACACTAGAAATGATTTATTCAAAGCAAATTCAGGCATTATCAGATAGTAATACAAGCAACATGATTTTAACCAGACATCCAGACGTTTATTTATATGGGTGTTTGCATCATGCAAGTGCATTTCTTTTGGACGAACAAAAATCAAGAGATTATGACTTGTTGTTTACCAGAGCCATTCAAGAAATAGTAGTTAGCCAAGATAAAGAAAAATATGGAGGTTCACTAGCTATGAAGGATGATTATACAATTCAATTAACAAAAATAACAGGATAGAAAAATGAGTGCATCAGATTATTTAGAAAACAAATTATTAGATCATACGTTAGGTTCAAGTGCCTTTAGTCAACCTAGCAATCTTTATATTGGGTTATCAACAGGCACGTTTGCTGATGCCAACTCAGGCACAGAGTTGTCGGGAAATGGCTATGCGAGAAAACAAGTAACATTCGGCACGGCATCGTCTGGGTCTATAACAAACTCAGGTGCGGTTGAATTTGATACAGCAACAGGAACGCAAGGCAGTATTTCGCATTTTGGTATTTTTGATGCAAGTTCAGGTGGCAATCTTTTATTTCATGGAAGTTTTACTTCAGCAAAAACTATTGAAAATGGCGATCAATTTAAAATTCCTGCATCATCATTAACAGTTTCTATTGATTAAAATGAATGGCTGTCGTTGCAATAACACTGGAGCAGTTAGACTCGTATGGAACACTTGAACAACTAGATTCAGTATCAACAAATTTAGATGCACTTGATTTTGTTGATTATACAAATCCTAACCTTGAGCAATTAGATGGTTGGGGCGATTTAGACAATTTACCATTTAGTTTAGATAGTACATCATGGCAATCTGTTTTTGTCAGATTTGCAAGTGGTAGTATTTCATCCAGTGTTACAACGTCTGCTAGTGCAGTTATAGTTGAAACGGGTTCTGGATCAACTACCGCTACATTTACAACCACGGGTTCTAATCTTAGAGTCAGAACTGCAACGGGTAGTAGTTCAGCGACTGCATCTGTCAGTAGTGGCTCTATTGAAATGAAACTAGGTGGCGGCAGTGTTTTTGTCACTATAGCATCATCAAGTGGTGCAAACAGAATACGTAATGTTTCAGCGACTACAACTGCGACAGCAACCACATCATCAAGTAGTTCATTTTCTGTTGTGGCTAGTGGTAGCACAGCACTTACTCGTTTTTCTGTCCTTGGTGTTCCAATAGGTATATTTTCAAGAAGTGGATCAACAACTGCAAATACTACAACAACAGCAACATCGAAAAAACAAGGTGAAGAATGGACAGTTAGCACATCAAGTGTAACTGAGACATGGACACCACAAACCAGTCCTAGTGAAACATGGACTCAACAAACATCATCAAGTAATGAAACATGGCTGACACCTTAAGACTAAAATTAAATGAATGGTTGCCCGATCAACCTGATTACGATAATTCTGGATTGACAGTTGCAACAAATACAATAGCAACAGCAAAAGGTTATAAACCTGTAAAATCACTAGCAGACTTTTCCAATGCAGGGGATTCACGTTTGCGAGGAGTTTTTGCCAGTGAGGATGCAAGTGGCAATGCTGTAATTTTTGCAGGTAACGAAACAAAATTATATAAGTATAATGGGTCAACTAATAATTTAGATGATGTTAGTAAATCAGGTGGTTATTCACTTGGCACAAATGAACGATGGAGATTTGCACAATTTGATTCTAAGATAATTGCTGTGGGTGGTCAAAGTCAAACTATTCAAGTTTTTGATCTAAATACAAGTTCACTTTTTGAAGATATAGCAACGGGTGTTAATGCACGATTTGTTGCAGTGGTACGTGATTTTGTTTTTACAGGACATAATTCAACAGGACTAAACAATACACGTTGGTCAGGTTTAGGTGATAGTACAACGTGGGCATCAAGTCAAGCAACACAAGCCGATAATCAATCTATAAGTGATTTGGGTGCAGTTACAGGAATAGTTGGTGGTGAGGATGCCACCATATTTTGTGAAACGGGTATTGTTGTTGCTAGATATGTAGGCACTCCACTTATATTTCAATTTTCAACAGTTGAATCTAATCGTGGTTGTAATTTTGCAGGTTCTATAGTCAATGTTGCTAAAAATATATATTACTACACAGATGATGGTTTTTACGTTTTTAATCAAAGAAATGGATCAGTGCCTATTGGGTTTGAAAAGGTAGATAGGTTTTTTCAAAACGATTTTAACACAGTTAATAAACATAGATTATATTCTGCGGTTGATCCACAAAATAAAGTTATTATGTGGGCATACCCGAGTAAATCTTCTGCATCAGGCGATCCAGATAAAATATTAGTTTTTAATTATGCTTTGAATAAATGGTCTTTATTAACAGAGGCAACAGATTTGTTAGCATCAATTTTAACACCTGCAACAACACTTGAGGGGTTAGATGCAATATCAGGAAACAATTTAGATTCTATGACCACTTCATTAGACAGCGATGCTTTTAAAGGTGGTAATTTATTATTTGCAGGATCAAACTCAAATAAAATACAGACATTTACAGGAACAAACTTAGCGATGACATTAACCACTGGTGAGTTTGAACACAGTAATAAACGCATTTCAATGATTAAAGAGGTTAGACCTTTTTATGAAAAAGCAAGTACAGATTCAACAACAATATCTGTTCAACTCGCCTCAAGAAATACAACGTTTGATGATTTTAGTTTTGGTTCTGCTTTATCTGTAAATGCAGATGGATTTGCACCTAGTAGGCAGTCTGGACGTTATCATAGAGTGCAGGTAAATTTATCAGGTGATTTTACAAGTATTCAAAGACTTGATTTAGATTTAGAAACTCTAGGTAGACGATGACAAATTTTGTTCAACTGCCTTATGATGGTGGAACGGGTAGAGAAGTATCATCAGTTGTAAATAATATATTAGATGGCAAAATAAACTCTACTGGCACAGTCACCTTAACAAGTAGTTCAAGCACAACTACAGTAACCGATGCACGGGTTGGTAGTGATTCAATTATTTTGTTAATGCCAACTACCAGTAATGCAAGTGCAGAGCAAGGTAATGGAACAATATTTGTTAGCCAACGTAATAAACAATCGTTTGTATTAACTCATGCAAACAATAGTCAAAACGACAGGACGTATGGATATATCGTTATCGGATAGACCAAATATATTTCCATGTTTAATTGATGTAAATTCTACAAATATTTCAAGAATTTGGGCGATTATTAAACCAAAAGTGACTAAGGCTTTAAATCACGGCATCCACAATAACGATGAAAATTACGTTTATGATCAATTACTAACTGGTCAAGCAAGGCTATGGGTAAACAAAGATTCATGGATAATAAGTACATTTGAAACCTTAAATATAGGCAAATGTATTACGATTTGGTTAGCATCAGGTGATAAGCATAATTTATTTGCTATGTATGATGTTATTTCAAAATATGCAAAACAAAATGGTTGTAAATCAATGTTAATAAATGGACGAAAAGGTTGGGTTCGGTTTTTAAAAAAACATAACTTTAAACCTTTATCAATACTAAGAAAGGAACTATAAATGGGCGGAGTAACAAGAGCAATATTTGGTGGTGGTAGTAGGTCAGCACCTGCCCCTCAACCCTCTGGAACACAAGTTGTTAGAAATGAAACGGCTTTACCTTCTTATGTACAACCATTTTATGAAGAGGCATTAGAAGAGGCACAAAGTCAATTTCAAACACCAAGAACGTTATTTCCAGATTCTTATGTTGTACCTTTTAGCGAACAAACACAAACGGGATTAGACAGAGCAACAGGCATGGCGATGCAAGGCGATCCACTTGCAAGTCAAAGTGCAAACTTAGCTGAACAAACATTACGTGGTGATTTTCTAAATGCAGGTAATCCATACTTTACCCAAGCATTTCAAAGTTTGGCAAATCCAGTTATTTCAAATGTTCAATCGCAATTTTCACGAGGTGGACGTTTAGGTTCTGGAGCAAATCAAGAAATTTTAGCCAGAGCATTAGGCGATATAGCTAGTCCACTGGCTTTTGCAAACTTTCAACAAGAACGTGAAAATCAATTAAAAACACAAGCTGTCGCACCTGCTATTCGTGGTCAGCAATTTGAAGATGCACAAAAATTAT